GACACTTCCTATCTTGGCGTCACCTGCACCGTACAGGAACGCATAGATGAATGTCTTGGCCTGATCCCTTGTCTCTAATCCTGCGGCTGTCTGGTTAGCTGTGTGTATGTCACCAGATAATATCTCGTCGGTGTAGGATTCATCATCCATGTAGTGTGCAAGCATACGTAGCTCAAGACCGCTGGCATCAGCACCAACCAGAACACGGTCTTCAGGTACAGTGAATAGGTCACGACATTGCTTACCATACTCAGCCCTTACAGCAGGAACTTGAGCCATGTTCGGAGAAGAGTGCGCCATTCTACCCGTGACAGCACCAATGGGCCTGACTCTTCCATGTATGCGTCCCATCTCCGTGACAGCTTTGATCCACGAATCGACCTGCGATGCACGTTTCTGGCACATAAGGTAGCGGAGGATGATCTTAGCCTCTGGAATCTGTATCTGCTCCTTAAGCGTTTTCTCATCAACTTTTGGTTTGCCTGACGGAGTAAGCTCCTTCCAAACAGCACCCTTGCTCTTAAGTCTTTCCGCGATTTGTTGCCTGCTCCCGACGTTAAATACTGTAACTTTATCAGTGAGCTTCTTACCTGTCTTTTCACTGATTCTTTCTTCAATGATTGGTGGAAACACTTGTTGTAAGTCATTCTCAATCCTGTGCATACGGGTAGTCAGTTCTTCGTACAGCTTGACTGCGCCGTCCCTGTCAAACTCAAAGCCGTTGTCTTCCTGATCCTTACAGATAAACGCAACGCTGTGTTCAAGGTCAACGCAGTGCTGACTGAATCCAAACATCTGCATCTGTCCCATGAGCGCATCGTGCAGGCGTTCAGTTACATCAACATCTCTTTTACAGTACTCCACCATTTCCTCAGAGAGTTCTTCCCAATCTGTATGCTCACCTTTTGGGAACCCGAGCCGAGTACCCCAAGCAGCAAGGCTGTGACCGCCATCCAGATCAGGGTGAAACAAACGAGAAAGAACCAATGTGTCCACAACTCTGTGGTGCGGTATACGAGCGCCCCATAGTTTGTTAAGAACAGGAAGATCATAACCAATAAGATTGTGTCCACACACTTTACCACCTTTCGCCAGTTCATCCATCAGACTCCTTCTAGATAAGTGGGTCAAGTGTGCTTCGTTCGACCTCTTTGTAACCACGCAGTGTATCTTCGTAGGGTTCAGGCCGTCTGCCTCTATGTCTAGAAACACAGTATTCGTAGTAGGTGAGATCAAGCTGTTGTCCTTTTGTAAGTTCATGTCCACTCTCCCTCATCTCCATGTTCTGTTCCTGTTGCATAATCCAAGTACTCATCCTCGACATAATGTAACTCCTCTAGGTCAGATAGGTTAGCATAGTCTAAGTTACCCATTGCTGTCAAGTCATCATCAACAAGGAAACGACTACACTCATTACACAAATCAACAAACTCACCACTACCATCAAACTTCTTGGTCAGTTCGTAGTTCGTCATGATCTTGTCACACGCTTTGCACCTCATTCAATAATCTCAGTGAGCCTCCCCGTATCTTTGTTATACATCAGCGCCGTGGCTGGCCCTGTCATACCACTGAATCTGTTCTTGAGTACACGCACGTTGGTGGTGTTGCGTACCATAGGATCTTCTGCTTGTGCGTTACGCTCTAATCCTAACACGATATCACTTAGCTGTGCTATCGCCGCTGAACCACGTAGCTGTCCAAGGCTGGTGTATGCACCGTCCTCGTGTCCCTTACCATCAGGCCGCTTCAGGTGTGACACAACGAACATACACACACGCATCTCCTGACAGAACATACGTAGCTTGGTCATGATCTCGTCGATAGCCTTGCGTTCGTCACCGTTGTCCTGATCCGACACCAGTATTGAGATGTGATCCAGCACTATGTACTGCACACCTAGCACCTTGATCTGATACCTGAACCTAGCCAACACGTTCTCTATCTTGTTGGAGCCAAAGGTATCCCACAGTACAACACGGTCATCAAGGTCAAGACTATCAAACACTTGGTCTACCTCACTGGCTGAGTAGTCACAGCCCGGAAGGTGGATAGGCTTGTTGATCTGTAGTCCCACTAGTCCACGAGCAGTACGGTCAGGTGTCTCCTCAAGGAAGGCTAGGCCCACCCTGTCGTTGGTCTGTCCAAGGATGGAGAACACTAGCTCACGCATGAACGTAGACTTACCCAGACCAGAGCCAGCACAGATGGTGACAAGCTCAGTCGGACGTACACCAAACGTCATGTCATCTAGTCCCTTGTATGGGTAGCGTACCTCTGCCTCCTCCAATGGTTTCTTCAGCGCCTCACGCAGAGAACCCAGCATCACCATGCCATCAGGTGTGTAGGTCTTCGCCGCCCACCACCGCTTAACAAAGTCATCCTTGTCTGCGTTCAGTAGGTAGTCACATGCATCCTTGTGTTCACCGTGATGATAGATCCTTGCCTTGCCACCAAAGATATCAGCACACTCTAGAGCAGCAGACCGTCCAGCATCATCATTGTCAAAGCAAAAGATAATATTATCGTACTGATCCAGAAAGTCGTAGGCTCTGCGGCAGTCAGCAGCAGCACCTTGAGCGCCATTACGAATAGATACAACAGGATACTTACCACCGAACATCTGGTATGTTGCCAGTGCATCGAACTCTCCCTCCACTACGGTGATGTACTGCCCACCACTAGGGAACAGATGCTGACCATACAGCCCAGCCTTCTTCCAATCCCCACCGATCTTGAACTGCTTGTCAGGATACCTAGTCTTCACTGCGACTAGCTCACCCTGTGGTGTGTGGTATCCGAACAGAATGTTACCCGCCTGTTGCTGTGCGGAGTACGCCGCCATCGTAGTAGCAGTCAACGCCCTGTCCTGATAGCCCTTGTATGGCTCTGAGAACGCATCTCTGTTGAACCCTTGTCCGGGTACTACTCTCTCCTTTATGTCGCTCACAGAGCCTCCTGTGTCCTCTGACGGGGTGAACTTAGCACAAGCAAAGCAATAGCTAGATCCATCCTCGTTATAGGACAACGCATCACTAGAACCACAGTCATCACACTCTTGGTGTAGCTTGACAAATGCCATCAGTGTAGTGCCTCCCCATCTCCAAACAATTCTGAATACTTGTCGAGTACTTCATCGTGACTCAACTCCTCGCTCATCATAGCACGAGTAATCTGGATGTACATCCGTATCAACTCCAACGCAGGTACATTTTGCAACTCGTACTCAATCAACTCGTCAATCATTTCATCTTTAGTCATATGTAGTTCCTATGTATTAGTAATAGTATTAATAATAATAGTAATACTTAGTTATCTATATAGAGAGTATAACACATTTCAAAAGAAAAAGTAAATGTACTATTCACACTGTTTAACTCTCCGTCCCTTCTCACCGTAGTACTCCTCCACCTCCATGTCGAGCAGGCATAGGAACTTGTCCAGTTGACCTGACCGCTTGAGTTTCCACAGCGCCCTGCGTTCTATGTTGCGTACTGTCTCACGCGATACGCCTAGTATCTCAGCTATCTGCGCGTGTGTCATACCATCTCTCATCCTATATCACTCCCTAAGTTACTTACCATTCCATATATATAACAGAAGTCAGTAGGTACTAGCTTACCGTTGACACCTTTGTAGATAGTCCACTTGTCAAAGCGTTTCTTCTTGACGCCTTTACGCACAACGTACTTCACTCCCTCCTCTGGCTTGAAGTCGCCTAACCTCTTGACCTTCCTCCATATTTCCATGTCGTACTTACCAAAGTTTTCATCAGGCATAATGTGATATGTCATAGCTCATACCCTCCAAAGGCTTCGTCTAGTTTATGGTACACATTCTCCGTCCAATCGTTCACGCTGTAGTCACGAATCACAACCATAGGCTCCTGTGCAGAGCCGTTGTTATATAGCAAACAGAACCACCCACGTAGCTCACCGTCCTTGTCGTAGGACTCTAACTGATCCTCCTCTGTCTGCGCTAGGTTATTCAGGATCTCTAGCCTGTCAGTGCTCCCCTCCACAGACCATTCCTCGGTATCCCATATAGACACAGTGCCGCCATCCCGCAGGCTCAAGTCCACTAGCGTCTGAAGCACAGGCCGTTCACACGGTGCTGCATACTTAGGTAACTTGGTATCAAACGTAACAATGCTCATGCTCTTTCCTCCATATCATCTGCTCCTAGCTTTCGGCGCAGTTGGTTAGAGAGTTTTATAACTTGAATAATCACCCTCTTTCCATGCTTGCTTTGTTCTAGCTCATCTCGCTCAGAGCGAAGCCGTACTTCAATAGCACTGATTGCAATCTCAAGTGCCTCTTCTCTTGGTGTGCTCATGCTTTCTCCTCCATATCATCTTGAATAAGATCCATCATGTAATCATAGTTAAACCACTCAGTCATGTTCACCTTCTTACTGGTTGAACGTAACAAGCCCATACCATCTACCTCCACAGACTCAAGCTCAACCAGACCCATCTCCTCGTACAACTGATAGGTGACACGCACATCAATGGTCATCCACGGGCAGTCAAGCTCCGTATCAAACGTCCTTCGCTTCATCGTCCCTCCTTTCCAACATACTTATCATCCACTCAATATGTTCCAGTGCCGCTGTCTTACCCAGCGCCATACCATGCATGAAAGATCCTAAGCTAGTATCAAACCTATCACGCTTGTACCTACGCATCTGTCTCAGGTTGTCAGCCTTGAGATCACGCAAGT